GGTCGAAACTGCCAGCCTCATCGACGCGGCAAACAGCCTCAAAGACGGGCTGGTGAACAAGGTAAAGTTCTTCCTCACCCACAACTCCGACGCCTCCTTCGACGAAATCTACCAGATGCTGCGTGAGGCCATCCGCGCGCCGTCCGGCGGTGATGTTTATCGCTATGTGGTGACCGTCTGGCCGGACAAATTCATTTACGAAGAGGGATCGAAACTATTCCAGCAAAAATACCTCATCGACGACAGCACAGTGACGCTGGTCGGCGATGCAGTCGAAGTCGTGCGCAAACCCACTGAGTACGAAGTCAAAACCAACGGAGAACAAAACCCGATGAAACAGAAGATGATCGCCGCGCTCAATGCCGCAGGCGTAACAACCGAGGGGCTGACCGACGATCAGGTCTGGGATGCCTATAACGAGCAGATGAAGAAGTCTGCTTCTGACGACAAAAAAGACGGTGGCGATGACATCGATGATGCTGGCAAGTCGAAAAAGAAAGAGCCGGCCGCCAACAACGAAGAAATGCCTGCCTGGGCCAAGGTGCTTACCGAGCAGGTGACAGCCCTGAACAGCCAGATCAACGCCAACGCTGAAACCGAGAAGGGCAATATGCGCGCTGCGGTGAAAGCCAAGTTTGGCATGACCGATGTCGCGGTGAACGCGCTGGACGGCGAGCCGCTGAAAGAGCTGTTTGCTCAGTGCCAGACCTCAACCGGCCTGAATGGTGCATTCCGCCAGGCTAACAACACCCAACCAGTCAGCGAAATGCCGGAGTAAAAAATGGCTAAAGATGGAAAGCACGTAATCCACGCCGGTGGCGTATTCCCAAACCCGACCCTCAACCGTGAAGGTCGCGCCACTGCGGTTAAGCCCGGCACTCTGGGCTTCTTCGACGCTGGCGTTTTCAAGGTCTCCGTGGACGGCAGCGAAAAGGCGATCATCTACGCAGCTGATTACGATTATCTGCGCTGCAAGACGGTGGATGACACCTATGCGGTCGACGATCTGCTGGTTGCCATTCACCCGCTGCCGGGCATGTTCCTGAACGTGCGTGCTGCTGCCGGTACCTACAAAAAAGGCGACGCGCTCTCAATCGTTAACGGTCAGGTCAAGAAACAGGCCGGGACCGAAGCCGATCGCGCCTATTGCGACGAAGAACGCGCCATTACCGCCGCTGCTGGCGACCTCATTCGCGTAGTGATTAAGTAAGGAGTCACTGAATGCTTGTTTATTCTAAATCGCTGGGCGAAAAGACCGGCAACCTGGCCGTGAACCAGTACCAGTTCGGCATGCTTTCGCAGGAGCGTGATGCCGCGCTGAACCACCAGGGCATCAACGTTATGCAGGAGATGGCCGATCGCATCAATGCGGTTAACCACCTGAACGGCATTAACGCGGTGCGCTCTCCGGCGGATCTGTATAAGGCGTTTGACCAGACCGTTCTGCGTCAATTCCAGCCGAACACTGAGTTCACCCTGTTCAACGACCTGATGCCGCTGTCTCGCTCTGTGCGCATCAACCAGACCGTGTACGAATACGCCAAGTCCGGTGGCCGCATGTGGGCCCACACCTCTATGTCCGGCCAGATCGGCGCGGCACTGGATGCTGTGCAGTACCAGTACGACGGCACGATGGTTCCGGTGCATGATACTGGCTTCAAATTCCACTGGCGTGAACCGCGCCTGAACAACCCGGACGCGTTCGATATCATTTCTGATGCTCAGTTCGAGTCCACCAACGAAGTGCGCCGCCAGTACGTGGATTACATCTACAACGGCTACCGCGACGCTGAAGGGACTTACATCAAGTTCGATGACAAGACCTGGAAGGGCCTGAAGAACGACGAGCGTGTGGCGATGGTGGATCTGGGTGCATCTGGTCTGAATATCGACTTCACCAGCGCGTCGGCTACAGCGGAAGCCATCCGTAACGCGGCCATCAAGCTGCGCGATACGCTCAAGTTGACCAACAACCAGTACGCAGAGCAGACCTGGTATGTGTCGAGCGCCATCATCTCCAACCTGGAGCGCTACTTCAGCGACAACTACCAGTCTGACACCATTCTGCAGGAGCTTCTGAAGCTGTCCGGCATTGCCGCGATTAAAGAAGATGCTCAGCTGACCGGTAACCAGATCCTGATTGTTCCGCTGACCGCTGGCGTGATTGCTCCGATTGTAGGCCAGGCGTTTGGCACCGTTGCCGATCCGCGCCCGTTCTACAACAGCGACTACATCTGGCGCACCTGGGGCGCTGCTGGCCTGATGGTTAAGACCGACATCAATAGCAAGAAAAGCGTCATCTACGCACACAGCTAAGGAGTGAGGTATGGCACTGGTAAAAGTGATTAGCGATAACCTTTTTTCCGGTGCCAATCTCCAGAAACTGGAGGTTGGTGCAAAGGTGGAAGTTAGCGAAGAAACCGCGAATAAGTGGAAAGCCGCTGGCCTGGTAGAAATCGTCTCTGGTGGTGATCGCAAGCTTGAAGTCGCTACGCCGGGTGATACTGCTGCAGAGCAGGCAGAGCAGGCAGAGCAGGCAGAAACCTCCTCTAAATCGAAGAAGGGCAAATAACCATGGCGGACCCAATCACGGCGGCAGACGTGCAGGCGTTCCTCGGTGAATTGGGTTACAGCATCCCAGGGGCGCTGCTGGAACCGATTCTCTGCGTGGTGAACAAAATCATCCCGTGCCTCGATGGCGCAGGTTACGATGAGTGCACCGCGAAGCTGATCCTGATGTACGCCGCTGCGCTGATGGCTACGTCTTCCGGTGCGCGCCGCATCAAATCGCAGGGGGCACCTTCTGGCGCGTCCCGCTCGTTTGAATATGGTGACGACAGCATTACCTGGCTGCGCGACTCGCTGGCCAGGCTCGATACCAGCGGTTGCACCGGTGAATTGCCAATCAGTGCCGGTAACAGTGTCGGGCTGTTTATGGTGGTCGGAGGCTGATGATGACCTGGACATCCATAATCGTCCAGCTGCCGCGTTCGTTTGCCCGCGTCTGGGTGCTGACCGATACCGGGCGGGAGACTACCGGCTATGTTAACTCAAACGGCGAGTGGTTCATTAACTGCCCGCGCATCCGGGCGACTGGCGCGAAGGTGTTGCGCTGGAAGGAGGGCTGATGTCGAGCATTGCTTCGTGGTCCTACACCGCCAAGGCCACCATCTGGCGGAAATTACCCGGTAAAGATGAGTACGGTGACCCGCTGGGATACGCTGCGCCGGAAATCATCCTATGCGATTACGAAGGCGGCCTCAGCAAGCGTATTGGCAGCATCGGCGCTGAAATCGTCGTGAAAAATACGGTCTGGACGGAGTACGCGCTGGCTGGTGCCGGGGATTACCTGCTGATTGGCGAATCGACGGAGGCGGACCCTGTATTGGCTGGCGCTGACGAGGTGCGACAGGTTATTCGTTACGCCGACACCTTTGAGCGCCTGGCGGATGATTTCGCCATTATCACCGGAGTATAGCCATGGGCGTGAAAGTGAAAGGGGTTAACCAGACGGTTCGAAACATGAACCGCATACTGGATAACATCCAGAACAAGAAAACCGTCAGGGCAATCTATTCCGCCCTGTATATTCTCGGCGCGGCCTCGGCAAAAGAGGTCCCTCGCGACACCTCCACGCTCGTTAACAGCCAGTTCCGCGATGTGAATTTCAACGGAACTCGTATTACCGGCAGGGTGGGCTACTCAGCTAACTATGCCGTTTACGTCCATGACGCACCCGGTAAATACCTCAACACCCAAACCGATCGCCCGGTTCGCGCTGGTGAAGCACCAGGGTCGCGCGGGGTTATCTGGGGGCCGAACGGGAATCCCAAATTCCTCTACTGGCCTGCCCGCGACAATGAGGCGGCGATGTTCTCTGCAATCCGGAGGGAGATGGAACTATGACACCCATGATGCATGAGCGGGTGCGCAATATGTTTGTCGATGCCGGACTGACCGCAGGATTCACCGTTCAGCAACTGCTTTACGACGACCCGGCAGATCTGACTGAAGCCGTGATGGTATTCAGGCCCAGCGGCGGCGCGCCAATTCGCTACGACCTGGGCGCTGAGTATTACGTCCAGGTTGATGTGATCGGTGCGAAGGACAAGCGCAAAGACGCGCTGAATGCAGTCCAGCGCATTGTTGACTATGTCCAGTCCAGTCCCATGGCTGATGACTGCGTGGGCTTCATCCAGAATATGGGAGGAGTTCCGCCACCGATGCTCTCTGAAGAGGGAAGGCTCATCTTCCGGCTTCAGTTTTCCTGCAATTTTGGCGACTAGCCATACCCACCAAATGACCCGCTCCGGCGGGTTTCTTTTTATCTAAGGAGTTTTGCTATGGCTAATTGCCAGAACAGCAATGAGCGTTTGTTTGGCGGCGCGGTTGTGCTCGAAGTTGCCGACGGATGTCCGGATGCCAAGCCACTCGAAACAGATTGGATGTCGTTGGCAGCTGGCACATCAAAGGGGTGGGATTTCTCACCTAATACAGTGACTAGCGATGCCGATGATGGCGGCGGCTACGTGGAAAGTATCATCACCAATGCAGATTTTACCATCTCTTTTGAGGGTGAGGTTCGCAAGCGCGACAAGCTGGATCAGTATGGTATCGGCAAGTTCATCAAGTACTTCGCTGATGAGCTAAAGGCAAAGCGTCAACCCGGCATCTGGGTGCGCATGAACTACGGTCCGGTTGAATTTATCGGCTACATGAACATCACGGCGCTGAGCTCTGATGGTGGCACTAACGATATCGTCACGTTCTCCACTGAGTTCAAAGTTGGTGACGCCAGCACCATCGAAGTCAACGAAGTGACGGCAGTAGCAGTGACTGGAGTTACAGTTACTCCCGCTACCAGCACCGGCGCGGCAGGCGGCACCAGCACCTTTACGGTGAACATTGCCCCGACTGGCGCAACCAACAAAGACTTTAGCGTTGCTTCAACCGATCCGACAAAAGCGACGGCTACCGTCTCAGGTAATACCGTCACGGTTAATCGCGTTGCTACCGGAACGGTGCAAATCATCGTCGCCTCTGAAGACGGTAATAAA